CAAAGTGTACCATACCTTGGAACAACCTATTCAAATTGGTACATTGCTTCTAATAGTACCGGACCTTCTCCACAAGGTGTTTTATATAACGCGGGGGATGTACTATCAGGAGATTTTTCACCCTCCCAGGTGTATTATTTATACCCTGGGATGCCGTGTTTTTTAGAAGGAAGTACGATTTTATGTGAAAATGATAATTATATACCCATTGAAAAAATAGAACCAGGAACTCTAGTGAAAACCCACCAACATGGATATAAAAGGGTGGAACTCATCGGCACATCGGAAATTTATAATAATGGGAATGACGAAAGAACAGAAAATAAATTATATATACTAAAAAAAGATAAATATCCCGAATTAAAAGAGGATCTCATCGTAACCGGACATCATTCTATTTTAGTCGATAAACTCACGGATATACAGAGAAAAAAAATAATAACATCCCTGGGTAAAATTTATATCACGGGGAATAAATATAGACTGATGACTTTTGCCGATGAAAGAGCCGAACCCTATAAAGCCGATGGCAAATTTAAAATCTGGCATTTTGCGCTAGAAAATACATGCATCTATTCAAATTATGGGGTTTATGCCAATGGAGGATTATTAGTGGAATCAACGTCGATTCGATATATGAGAGATCTTTCCAACATGAAATTGAAAAGAGTTTTAGATATCCCCGACTTTTCTATTTTCGGATCGGAAAGAATCAAATGCGAGATCGGGATAACGAGCACTTAATTTATCAATATTTTCCTTTAGAACATCATCAGGATCAAGATCTAGAGCACGGCAGGCATTAATCCAGTACCAAAGAATATCTCCTAATTCTCTTTTCATATGAAAAATGTTATCGTCTGTCAACGGCTTTCCTTGGAATATAATCTTTTTAACAATCTCATTAAATTCACCTGTTTCGGAAGATAAACCAATCGCCGATGTCATCAGCAACGGAATTTTGGCCTGTTTCTGATCATCCAACGATTGGATCCTCTGCAAAAAATCACTAAAATTATTGGACTCTTTGCTCGTGACTTGTTGCACAAAATTTTGATAATGCTTTAGATTCATAATATTTTAATTTTTTTGTTTAAAATTTTTAAAAATCAATTTTAGAAATAAATGGCAAAAAAATATTCTGAATTTATCGATTTTGGGAAAGATTATAATTATGCAATCAAAAATCCAATCAACGCAGCCAACCCTTTAACGTATTGCATGTTTCCTACATTAAATAGTCAATTTTTCCATGGTTCTGCATCCGGTGGATTATTATATGGGAATCAAAATGCTGCCTGTTTAAATTTCATGGCGGAACGGTGTGAAAAACAATGGGACGGATTTTGTCAAGCCTATTCAGAAATTAATGTTGATACGTACTGGCCTAATCAGGCCTCTATAGACACTACCGCTTATGAAAATGCAAAACAATTTTTAAATTTAAAAACGACGATTGGTCAAGATTTAATCCGGAATAGTTGTTATCGAAAATTTATCTATGTTCCCAACATGGTAGGAACGAAAGAACAATTTGATCAAACAGTAGCCAATTCACCTTATATAACAATATATGATAATTACGTTTCGGGATATAGTTTGGTAAAAAATCTGAGTCATCCTGAAAAAATAAATGAGGATCCCCATGTTCAAAAAATGCTCCAAAATCCTTATATCTGTTTCGACATCTTGGGTAGGATTTATTTGGCCTACATCCGGAATGAAAAAGATGTTAATGTCAAGGATACCGATTTAGAGATATTTTTTAATCTCAATAAAAAAATCCTAGACGCTTTTGTACACCAAGCGATCAAATTTGTGCCATCTTTTAATATCAATAATTCAATTTGGTTAGGCCCCTGTTGTACCGATAATTCGTAAATGGATTAATTCTGATAATTTATAAAAAAATCTAAAAGATCTTTAAAATTTTGAATTTTAACAATCTTACCTTTTTTGGGAATACCATCAACAAAAAGGTATTCATCTTTTCCATTCATCCCTATATTGCTTAGTATAGTAGTTGGTATTAAAAAAGGATTTTCAATTGTTTCGTAATATCTCCATATCTTTCTATTCTTCAAGGTATGACTCAGAGAAAATTGAGATATGCTATAAACACTATCATCATAAGAATATGTTTTATTTTTTCTTTTTTTTTGCCAGATCGTAAAACCATCCTGATCCACTTTAGTGGTTGGTTTAAATCCTGATAATAAATCCTGAAATTCTTTCGATCGATAATTTAAATCGATCGCCTGTTGTCCAATATTACTAGAACGAACTTTTTTTATCATACCCCATTGTAAATTTGTTCCAAAAACAAAATTAGGATGAGTAAGATTTTGCCAGAGCAGATTATAAAATAATGTAAATGTTTTTTTCGGAAGACCCATTGTTTCGAACAAGAGCATTGAAAATCCATCAAGATAAGGATTGACATAGAGTAGGTTTGTAATGGGAATGAATCGATTATAATGATTTTCATTCTGATTCGGATCAATAATGATAAGGCATATATTTATATCGGCATAATTTTGTTTGATTTCATGTATAATTTCATATTCATAATCTCCAATTCCCGTCGATATGGATAAAATAGTGATCATAGGTATTTCATCATACAACAGTGTTTTTTGATCGCTATCGTATCTAAAATTGATGGCAACGGGTGTCGGAGGAATCGACGTCAACATTTCCATAATTTTAGTTTTATATTCTCTAAAAAGTTTACTCATTTATATATATAAAAATAAATAATTGAATATTCCGGTTTCAAAAGAGTAAATCCCTTTCTAAAGGATTAATTTTTTAGCCCTGCTCAGTGTCTTCAGATTCGGGTAAAGGCCAACCAATAGATTTACATGAATCAGGTAATTTACTTTCTGAAGATTGTGATAAGTCAGTAATACGAGTCTGTAAGGGTGCAATTGGAACTGCTTTAGTATCTGCTTGTAAGTTTAAAAGGCTCGCAGCCACCTGCATATCGGTTTCAAGAATGGCATCTATTTTACCAAATAATGAATCGGCTAAAAGAGATAATGCTAAATATTTTGGATCATATTCAATAAAATCTCGTAAATTTTTTTTAAAAAGATCAATCGTTTCGTTTTTTCCAAGAGTACGAATCGTTTGATTATAATATTCTTTTTCTGATGCATTTAAAAAATTAAATGAACCAGGATCATTTTGATATCTTTGTAACAAACCTAATAAAAAAATATTTTTGTTGGTTTTTAACATTTAAAAAACGTCAATTTTTAAATGTTGAAAAGTTTAAATTTTATAAAAAATTAATCTCTCGTATCATTTTCCCATTTGCATAATTTGATTCATCATAATACATGATTAGTTTTGGTTCGGATATCTTTTTTTCTTTTAGGAGTGGACATGCAGAACTTTTTACGGTAAATGTAAATCCTAAAAAATTTTCTTTACGTACGATTGATTTTGAAACGAGCGATGGAGTGCAATCAACCGTAACTACATTATCCGCTACATTATTATATATATTATCATGCCCATATAACCACCAATCTTGGATAATTTTATTACGATAATCTATATAAGAAATACCAATTCTTTTTATTTCCATGTCAATAATCTGTTCATTGATTTCAAAAATCATATCGAAATAACTTTTTACATTCTCAATATCCCCTTTGATAGCCAGATTCATCTGATGTTGCATTCCAATCGAATGATCTAGTATATTCCTTGAATCACATACCTGAAAAAGTATAAAAGCCATACTCATAAAATTTTCAGCAATACAATCCACCGTTATATTTTTTTGTTGTAAATTTTTAATCGTGTGTATAAGTCTCATACCTTCATGAACACTTCCACCGGGACTATCAATGTACAATAATATTTTTTTATTTCTATTTATATAATTTTGGATATTATTCGAATATAATTGTTGGATCACAGAATCTACATTTGGACGAGTAATAGGTCCAGAAATACTGACAAAATTAGATTCATCAAGAGAAAAATTGTGTTTTGGTACATGACTATTACATACGGATGCAAAAAATAAAGTTACGGATAGAATAAAATTATAAAAAAATTTCATCATCTATATAATATTATTTTTTTATAATTTTTTATGATTCCCATTGCAATCATTTAAATTTTTTATTTTTAATAAATTTAAAAAACTTTAATAAATGGGACAACAACAATCAAACCTAGAAAATCAAAAATCAAAACAACAAGACACCCCTAAAAAACAGCAAAAGCAAAACCCTAAAAAACAACAAGAAAAACCTAAACAGCAACAAACATTGAAAGGACAACAGCAATCAAAACAACAGCAATCAAAACAACAAGAAAAACAGCAACAAACATTGAAAGAACAACAGCAATCAAAACAACAGGAAAAACCGAAACAGCAAAAATCAAAACAACAGGGAACGCCTAAACAACAAACTAAAAAACAACAGCAACTACAAACGAAAAAACAATGTAATTGTTAATAAAAGAAATTTATAATAAAAATTATAAATTAAAAAACGTGTAATCACAATATTTTATTGAATGTAGAAGAATTACATATTGTGATATAAATAGAAAAAAAATCATAACTATATTTTTTATTAATTAAGCACAATACATTATAATTGTACGTTTTATTTAAATTTATAAATCCTTTTGAATCAGTTGTCTTATTTTTATTAAAACATGATTTACAAATATGAGTTGGATAATTAGGTAATTGTTTAAGATTAGTATTGATGGGCGGAAACAAATTATCCAATGATATATCAAAAAGTTTAGGATAATTTTTAAAAAAATCATCCAGAGTATTTTTTTCCCAAATTTTAATGTTTAAATTTGATTCAAAAAGAGTGAAATTTTCTTTAATTTGTTCAAAAATTTTTAATGCATTCCATATATATAGATATTTTTCAACTTTATCCTCTGTTGGTATATAAGACCATATATCTTCCATAGATAAAAAGAACTTGCGCAATGTAAAAATTAAATTTTCATCTTCTTCCAGAAATCCTACAATAGTTTTAATTTCATTTTCTAAACATTTATTTTTTAAAAATAATGTACAATCAGAAAAATTATACCAAATGGGTTCATGAATGTTCATAACCGAATCAAATTCAATATTAACATTACAAGGGAATTTATTATCAATCAAAAAATAAAAAAAGTCTAAAGGAGATTTATTTTCTAAACCAATTTTTTGTTCGGCCAGCATTTTCGAATATTTTTTATGTTTTTTTAAAAATGATTTTATCTGATTCAGACTAACGAAATTGATTTTATTTGTATATTCACATTTAGAAAAAAAATTCATAATCTGAATAATTTTTTTAATATCCGATTCATTCAAAATATGTTTATCTAAAACTATATATAAACTGGAAAACACGATGCTAATTATATCTTGCAATCTACATAAATAAAAAGGACTTGTATTATAATAATGAAAATTATTATATACAAAATGACTTTTTCCGTAATCTATTACGATAGGAATTACAGAATTAGATACTTTAATTGTTTGTCCATTGATTTTATAATGAATCTCTTGATTAACTGTTTCATGAATCATTATATTCCAGGGGAAAAGATCCATATGTATAAATCCACAAAAATCTTGAGCATTATGAAGGATGAGACACAAATAAATATATATATCAATTAAATTTTTAAAATTAAACTTTTCCGAGTTTAAAAATTCTTCAAACGTAATTCCTTCAATATAATCAGTTACGATATAAGAAAATTCGGAATCATTAAAATCATAATAAGTGTAAATAAAATTGGGGATAATTTTTTGCAAATTATTAATATACAAGTATCCTAAAAGTGCTTGAAATTTGTCTTCTTCTTTCCAGGTTTTATTTGTTTTTTTGATGGCATATTTATGGTTCAAAAAATGAAACACACTGATATCTGTGTTTTTTCCATGTTTGATGGTTACTTGATTTTTTATGAATCGATCTTTAAAATAATGAAACAATATTGAAAAAAGTTCTTTACTGATACGAATATTATCCATGGTCATAATTTTGTTCAGATCGGTAAACAAGTTATTTTTACAATGATGATCAAAAAAAGAATAAGAATCCGATATTTTTTGTTTTACGAAAAAATAAAGTTCTTTATTAAAATTTCTCATATTTTTATCGGTATGTTCTATTGAACCAGTTATATTATATAACTCCCATAATGTATTTTGTAAATAATCTAAAACTCCATCTCTTGAAAGATATTTTTCCGCGAAACGACGCGCATTTTTAACGATTTCTTGACATTTTTCATCATTATTTTTACACCATTTAATTTTTTCATATATATCATCGATTGTACCCGATAAAGGTATATAATGATGCCAAGGTTTCAACCATTTAAAATACCATAATTGATATTCACAGGGATAATATAAAACCACGCTCCCACTAAATAATTCTAAACTTAACCGATAGGCTTCAGAATGACCAGGTAAATGCAATATATACTTGTATCTTGCTTGTTCAAGAGGTGATATTGGAGGCACTAAACCGAACGGCATTTCTTCAATGTGAATGGTTTCAATATAAGGATAATTCGGATGTTTTCGAGGTCGCAAGTTCCATTTTGTAATACCCGCATCGATTAATAGTATTCCATCATCATCTTTAATTTTTTGAACTGATTCTGCGGAAATTAATAATCGAATATTATTTTCTAATTTAGTGCCTAATCCAGTAGATGCACCTCTAAAAATAGCCGTGGGTATCTTGGAAGACCAAGGTATGTTATCAAATTCTTCCACTTTAGGATATTTTTTATATTCTTTTCCAAATAATCTTCCATCATACCAATACGCTATTCTACACCAATCTTCCCATGTTGGAATTGGAATATCGGCATGGACATCCGATGTTGTCATGCTCAAAATGGGTGCATATTTTAAATACAAATGAGATAATAATTTTGTTCGACTACCAAAAAATGAATTATACGATTCCGTATAATCCTTTTTTAATAGCGGAAAATCACGTTTATTAATAAATAATTCACATGAAGGTAAAATTCTTTCTTTAATCAATGTTTTAAACATATCCTGGAGCATATTTACTCCTGAATCTCCTTCGGAAATAGGAAATTCTAATCTTACTAACCCATTATTACCATACCATGCTTTAATATTTTTATGAACTCTGCCTTTCACAAAGGCATAATTTTCAATTTTGGCGGTATATTCCATCAATTCATAAATGTCTTTGAATTTTTTGGGATTTGTCATTACTTTTTCACTCCATTCATTCTGATAATCCGCTTTACTAAAAGGTAAAAAAACTTTACCATGACCGTCTGTAATTTTTAAAAAGATACCCTTTTTGAACTTATCAGAAATATAATGATAAGTATCAATCACATTATGTACACACAAATTTTTATATTGCTTAGAATAAACATTCGGATGACAGGAAATATCATTATTCAAGGAGGGTTTACTATTCTTATCCTTTGGATTGGAACAATCATAAAATTCTAAAAATTGATCTTCATCCCCCGCCGTAAAAAGATTCTGTTTAAAAAATTTGTATCGCGAATTATTATTTTTTTTACTCAAAAATTCATCGGGTGCTTTATAAAAAAAATCTGGATAGGTTTGTAAATATTCTGTATTAAATATCGGAGGATCCATTTTTATTACTCTGCAACAAAACAAAAAAACAATCAAATTTTAAATAAAATTGTACATTAACAATTTTCTTGATCAATACAATGCAAATGATCAAAAAATTCAACATCGAAATTCAATTCAAAATCTGTTTGATTATTAGTTATGATATAGAAATTATCATCATAAATCATTGAAAATGTACTTTCGGTATTATAAAATGGGAAAAATTTAAGGGTCTGATTATTCCGAAGATATATAAATTCATCCGTGTAATTACCGTCATAACATATTTTATGATAATTACGTTCAAAATAATCATTGAAACAAATAACGAGACGATCATTATCATTTGTAATATCAATCGTTTTGCATTTATCATAACTATCAATAGATGCATACATTACAAACCATTTAGCAATTAGCGATATAAGTTTCATTTTAATTCCCAAAAAAATTTTTTAATATCATCAGTTTTTACAAATTTAAAAAAAAGATTAAATTAAATCTTGGAAGCGATAGTACATATAGTTTTTGTTACGATTGGTATCGATGGAAGCCATTTTGGTAAAAAAATTTGTCTTCTGGAATTTCTATAATTAAATTTTTTTTGATAATCTAAATAAGTTATAAAAAATTATAAAACATTTTTTATTTTATAATCACCGTCAATTGGTTAGAGTGTCAAATTGTGGCTTTGGAAGTTACGGGTTCGACTCCCGTTATTCACCCTTTGTGGAGTGGTCTCTTTGTTAACCGTAAAAAATTATTCTATAATCTGTGTAAAACCGCAGCAAAACTTTCTGCTACCAACTTTCAGGAACGCGTCCATAATTGGAATTTATTTCGCCATGAACAAATTCCACTCAAACCTCGCTTAGTTTAAAAAATAAGAAATAATATTTTTTTACTATAGACATGGAAAATCAAGTCATAGAATATCCAAACGGTGATCGATATGAAGGACCAGTCAAAAATGGACAACCTCAAGGACAAGGGACTTTAAGTTATGCAAATGGTGATCGATATGTAGGACCATTTGTAAATGGACAACCTCAAGGACAAGGGACTTTACGTTATGCAAATGGTAATCGATATGCAGGACCATTTGTAAATGGACAACCTCAGGGAGAGGGGACTTTAATGTATGAAAACGGAGATCGATATGAAGGATCATTTGTAAATGGACTATCTGAAGGAAAAGGGATTTTATCTTTTGAAAACGGAACTGAATATGAAGGAGGATTCCAAAATGGGCAAATTGAAGGACAAGGAACTTTATATTACGCAAACGGTGATCGATACGAAGGATCATTCCAAAATGGACTACCTCAAGGAGAAGGGACTTATTATTATGAAAACGGTGATCGATATGAAGGATTATTTGTAAATGGACAACCTCAAGGACAAGGGACTTTAAGTTATGCAAATGGTAATCGATATGTTGGCCCATTTGTAAATGGGCTCAGAACTGGACAAGGAATTTTATATTACGTAAACGGTAATCGATATCAAGGATCATTCCAAAATGGACGAATTGAAGGACAAGGGATTTTATATTATGCAAACGGGGATCGATACGAAGGAGCATTTCAATTTGAACGACCTCAAGGACAAGGAACTTACTATTATGTAAACGGTGATCGATACGTTGGAGAGTTCAGAGAAGGAGTAAGAGAAGGACAAGGAACTTATTTTATCGTAAACGGGGATCGCAGGATAGGTAGATACGAAAATGGAAACGAAACAGGGATACATTTATATATAGATACACAAGACCCACTTTTACAAAAACAATTTAGGGAAACTTATAATAATGGGATTTTAATAAATCGTGTACGAGATTTATTCGTCAAAGCCGCTTAAGGTTACAAAGTTTATTTTGCAAACGATAATTTTAGAATCGTTAAATTCTAAAATGGCTTATATAAATTTATTGTCTAACATCCTTTTAGGATATCTTTATCTTAATAAGTTATATAGCACTTATGCATATTTTAGCGTTTGAAACATTTTGGTTCTTGATTTATTTTTTTCAAAAACTACGACATAACCATAGTAGTATTTCTAAATGTTAAATCTATTTTGGAATGAAATGTAATTATCTTATTCGTGTACAGAATGCATCGACCGCTTAGTTTGCAAAAACGACCGGTTTTAATTGAAAATATTTATTATTTTTAATACATAGAAAATCATGGGGAATAAACAAACAATAGCTTTACCAAACGGTAATCTATATGAAGGACAGGTTCTAAATGGACGAGCTGAAGGACAAGGGACTTTTTATTATGCAAACGGTTTACGATTTGTAGGAACATTCAGAAATAACCAACCTCAACGAGGAGTTTTATATTATACAAATGGTGATCAATATCAAGGAGAATTACGGAATGGAAGAATTGACGGACGAGGAACTTTTATTTTTATAAACGGTAATCGATTAGAGGGAGAATTTAGAAATGGACGAATTGAAGGACAAGGGACTTTAACTTATGCAAACGGTGATCGATACGAAGGAGAATTCGTAAATGGACTTTCTCAAGGACAAGGGACTTTAACTTATGTAAACGGTGATAGATTTGTAGGTCAATACCAAAATGGGCAAAGAGAAGGGCAAGGTATTTATTATTTTGCAAACGGGGATCGTAGGATTGGTAGATACCAAAATGGACATGAAATAGGGCAACATTTATATATTGACACACAGAATCCTCAATTAGAAATACAATTTACCGAAGCTTTTGATAATGATGGGCTTTTAATTAGCAGTATACAAAATGGATCAGTAAAATCCGCTTAGGATTGTGTTTCAAATGTGGAAACAACTAAGATGGAATCGCACCACATGATTGATATCCGTACACAATTTACAGAAACTTTTGATAATAATAGAAAATGAATCAGTAAAATGCGCTTAGGAATTACCAAAAAAAAATATTATAATATTTTTTTTAATATAGAATCATGGAAAATACAGAAATAATATATGCGAACGAAGATCGATATGTTGGACCACTTAAAGATGGACTCCCTCAAGGACAAGGGATTTTATATTATGCAAGTGGTGAACGATATGCAGGAAAATTTGTCAATGGACTTCCTCAAGGTACAGGAGTTTTTTTTGATAAAGATAATAATAAAATATATGAAGGAGAATTCCTAAATGGACAAAGAGAAGGACAAGGAATTTTATACAATAAAAATGGTAAAATTCGATATCAAGGAAATTTTATAAATGGAGTTTATGAAGGACAAGGGATTCAATATTTACCAAACGGTGGTCGATATGAAGGAGAATTTGTAAATGGACGAGTTCAAGGAAAAGGAATTCTTTATGATGAAGATAATAATAAACTATATGAAGGAGAATTCGTAAATGGACGAGGTCAAGGGAATGGGATTGTTTATTTAAAAAACGGTGATCGATATGAAGGAGAAGTTGTCGATGGAAAACGTGAAGGAAAAGGTATTCTTTATGATAAAGATAATAATAAAAAATATGAAGGAGAATTTGTAAATGGAAAACGTACAGGAATAGGGACTTTATATTTACCAGACGGTGGTCGATATCAAGGAGAAGTTGTCAATGGTGTTATTGATGGAAAAGGGATTAGATATGCTAATGATGACTTTATTCTATATAATGGACAATTTAAAAACAACAAACGTGATGGACAAGGGATTGTTTATTATAGAGACGGAAGTCGATATGATGGACAATTTAAAGACGACAAACGTGAAGGACAAGGTATTCTTTATTATGCAAACGGAAGTCCATATGGTCGATTTGAGGGACAATTCAAAAACGACCAAATTGATGGACCAGGGATTCTTTATTTTCCAAACGGAAGTCCATATGTTCGATATGAAGGAATTATTCAAAATGGATTATATCAAGGAGTAGGAAAATTATTTTTTCAAAACGGTGATCGATATGAAGGAAATTTTCTAAATGGACTACCTCAAGGACAAGGGACTTATTATTATGCAAACGGTAATCGATATGAAGGAGGATTTAGAAATGGGCTAAGAGAAGGACAAGGGACTCAATATCTTGCAAACAATGATCGTAGAATTGGTATATACCTAAATGGTAATCCAATAGGGGAACATACATATATAGAGTATATAAATCCATTCGAAGTAAGGCGATTTACAGAAAATTATGATATACTAGGGAATTTAACTAACCGTGTAGAAATAATGGCACCCGCTTTTTAGTTCGCTATAGGAAACTACATATATTTTTGTTTCAAATGTGGAAACAACTAGGATGGAATCGCACCACATGATTGATATCCTTGAATAATGGTCATTGTACTACCAATCACAGCCGCACCCAATCCTAACAAACCAGCCTCCGGCATTGCAAAAATACCTAATGAAGACATGGCACCACTCATTAAGCCCATCCCGATATTCGATAAATGATTACATTTTTTACGAGAACTTGAAAGAATATTGTTTGCATATACGGTTCTTACGATTTCTCCGTAAGAAAGATCTTTTTCGGTCCCAAAACCATATTTCACAAATCCCCACCATCCACCCGAATAATCTATATTTTGACCTGTCTGGGGATTTAATCCAACAGCCTGTGCAAACCCCTGAGGATACCAAGGCAGATGACTATCAGGGTCTTCTGCTAAATTATACATGAATGATTGTATAAATACCGTGTCGGCGGGTAATTGATATTTTTGAAATAAAAAATTATTTTTATCCTTTGTCCACGCGTCTCCATAAGGATCTCCACGAGTTATAGGAACCCCCCATTCACTTAATAAAGCTCTCCAGCTCGATTCTGTGGCAGGCCAACTGTCATCATTTGTCATGAATTTAAAATCAGGATGTGTATCAATCCATGCGTTAAAACTATATGTATTTTCTTTTAAGGTACCCACACAAATGGTCTCGCATATATTTTTAGGTTTCAAAAAATAAGTTTCTTCGTCATCCACATCATAAAATTTTGCATAAGAACAAATTATATTGAGAATAAATTCTTTTTGACCCAAACTATTAAATAATGCATCTTTTGGAGCAAATAGACTTAATAATTCGTATCCTAGATTAAAATTAGTGTATTGAGCAAGAAGATTAATTGAAAACACTTTTTTATAGGTATTACCCCCATTATTTTTCCACCAATTAATTTGAGGTTTAAATTGAATATAACTATTAATCATGATAAAAATGACAACTACAATGAAAATCCATATGAGATAAAAAAAATATTTTATATACCATGGCAATGCTACTGTGATCGGTTTGTCATAGAAGATCAATTCTGGATGTTGTTTCAATTGTTTTTCATGCTGACGGATCGAGGCAGATTTATATATAGTTTTATTTTTTTTATCCTGTTCTTTTTTTTTTTTTGTATCTTCTTTAGTATCTAAAGGCTTTGCTTTATAAATTATTTTTGACATTTTATTTATAAAAAATTTTAAAATTGATATTTTAATATAATTCTTATTAATAGGAAATTGTTTATGGAGATACTTATTAAAACTATAGAAAAACTTATTAAAAAAAACCATAATAAAGGATGGAATTATCCGATTGATCTCCTTCATTCTTGTATCCATTCTCACCAATATAAATTATTATCGGCAAATATTTTTGGAGATGGTAGCATCCACGATATCGTTAAAATTAAAATTGAATATATGATTCATAATTCTGAAAAAATAAATACGCGATTCAAAAAAGTGCGGGGGATTGAAAATGCAATCAAGTATGT